GTGTTGAGAGTGCGAATCTCGGCTGGCAACGCACGATAGATCGTCTCTGGCGGTCCCTCGCTTTGTCCGCGTCCGTCGATGGCTGCGGATGGGCGTTGGACTTCGACATAATGGCGACGGGTGCCGGCGGTCATGGGTAGTTACTCCGCATGAGTCGCCGTAGAAGTCGCTCGTATGCTTCGCCGTCCATTGACTTCGGCGAGTCGCCACGGTCGCTGAACATGGCGGAGATTAGTAGGAGCATCGCTTGTTTTGCCATCGCCGGAACGGCAGAAACCGACGCATAACCAGCCACAAACGTAATCGTGATTGGGCTAAAATCGTCGTATACCTCGGGGTAATCAACGTCTTTCCCCTTGAGAATCACCGGGAATGTCCGCGTTGTGTCCAGGCTCCAATTAGCCGACGACCACGTTTGCGAATTACCGGCGGAGTCGAGATAGGCGATAGACGAGACCGAAGAAACCGGACGCTTAGGCAGTTCGATAAACTGCGGGAAGGCGTCGAGCTTGTAGGTCCAAGTCGATTGGCACAGCGTGAGGCCGGTATCGTTTTCCAGCGTGTCCTGAGCGATATCCATCAACCGCTCAATGTGCTCATCGTGAAAATTTACCTCGGCGGCGATTTCCACCTGCTTTTTGGCTTCCGCCAGAGTCAACGGCTTGAACGTCGGGGCAACGGTTCGCGTCGCCTGACGTGTCGGCAGGACTTTGGCTTGGCCTCTCATTGGTGAAAACCTCCGCTGTGCCTCTGGCGATTAGCGTTGCAGCCGTGGAGGGTTCCATCCCGGCGAAAATTCGCCCTGGCCTCCAGCCATTCCACGGCTTTAGCAATCGCACAAACACGGCTTAGACCCGGATAATCTGGTCGGCGCCGCGTCCCGATTCCGTCGAGGGGGCAATCTTGGCTTGCGACAAGATGCACACGGCGGACATTTCGGTGACGGTTCCCGAGCCATCGCCAGCGGTGCAGGTCAAGTCGAGGTAACGCTTGCGGCCAGCAAGGTCGATCTCGAAAACGATGATGTCGCCATCGCCGCCAGCGGCAGTCGGGAGGGCTGAGGTAGCGCCATCAATCGCGGCGGTCGTGCCCACCGTGATAAACGCGGCGTGATTCGTCGCCGAAACATCGGCCTCGGTAACGGTCATGCTCGCCACGTTCGCCGGCACGTTGCCGAAGCTGGCGATAATGGTTGCGTAACCGTAGCCCTTGGTGTCGATTTCGGCTGTCGTGAAAGCCGCGTTATCCACCGTCATGTCGGAGTTGATTTGCACCAACTTGCAGTCTTGTAGGGGTTTCATTCGTATTGGCTCCAGATGGATTGATTGCGAAGTGCCCGCCTACCAAAAGCGATAGGCGGGCTATGATGAACCGGCTACTAAGAGCCAGGGGTGCTAAGCATCACAATCGGCCCGGCGTTGCTGGCGTCGCCGATTTCGTGGACCGAGATATCAAACCGCAAATCCCAGAGCAGACCGATCTGGTTTTCGATGGCGTACTTCTCGCGAAGCACCTGGAGAGTCACGCCACGGCGGCGGCCAACGGTTGCAGCCATCGACAAATCGCCGAAGTAGAGCAAACCATCAGTCGAAGTCTGGGCGTCGGTCGTGGTGTTGATGCTCTGCGTGAGAACCACCGGGAAGCCCAGGAAGGACAATTGCGGCCCGTTGCCGATGTCCACCATGTTGTTACCACCAGCGGCCATTTGCAGGCGGCTCATAGAGGCGTAGAAGCCCTGGCGGCTGATGTACCATTTGGCCATCAATCCGGCAAAGTTCGGAACTTTGGCGACCATCGCCTCAAAGTCGGCAAGGTCCAGCGTCGAAAACGCCGTATTGCCGGTGATCGCGGTGTACTTCGAGCCAGCGGCCAGAGCGTTTTTCAGCCCCACCATGCCGCCGTAGGTCGATGTCCCGTCGCCAATGAAACCGCAGGCATCTTCTTTGGTGGAGATGGCCAGAGCAGCTTCCGTCGCGGCCCAGGAGGCAACGTCGGTAAAGGCGTCCTCCGCCAGATCGCGGCTAACCTTGGTCAGAACCGCCAGCCGCTTGGCCGCAAGTTCCCGCAGGTTCACCGTGGGGCTGGATTCGGTCACGCTGCTAGGCGTTTCGCCGACAAAGTAGGCAGTCACGCCGCTAGTGCGGGCGGTGAACTGGAAACGGTCGCTCGCCATGTTCACGGTGCGAGCATTGGCGCCAAAAACGCCGTATTCCTCAACCTGCCGGATGATTTGGCGGCTAAGTTCGACGGGGACCAGATAGCCGCCGTCCGTGTTGCTGCCTTCGCTCATCGCGGCTTGAATGCCGAGAGCCTTGCATTCGCGCTGACCGGCTGCGGAGTTAAACACGCTCGCCGAGAGCCAAGCACCGGCGATATGGGCCTCTTCGTAGGAGTCCCAGCCTTTGGGGGCTTTGCGGGCCTTGGCGTGAACCGCAGGAGCACCAGGAGCGGGCGGGGCGGATTTAACCGCCAGTTCGGCCATCGCCTTTTCGACGCGCTCTTCGTGAGCAATCTTAGGGGCAACAGCTTCCGCCTTGTCGAGGAGGGCCGTAACTTCGGCGATTTCCTCGGGCGTCTGCTCCCGCTTGTCATCGGTGGCAATCTTGGCAATCGCTTCAACGCGAGCCAAGTAGCCGGCCTTTTCTTCCTTCAGCTTTTGCAGTCGGCTCATTGCCTGACCTCCGGGTAATGCCGGCGGGTTCAGGCGTTGCAAAAAAGAAAGACGGCGTAACGCGCCGGCGGGTTGGTGCTTCCAAGTCCGCAAACGCGATACGCCGTCTAAAGAGAGCGGCGAAGAATCGCAATTAGGTTGTCACTTCAAATCTATGGCAAATGCTCTTGCAAGTCAAGTGCTTTTGGCTTTCAGCAGGCGGAGACGGTTTTTGAGTGCCTCTTGTCGCCGTTGACGGGCCTCTGCGGCTGCTTCTGGGTTGAGCAGTTCAGGCGGGGCCTTTGCGAATCGACCGGGAGAAACGCAGGCGGCGACTTTAAGCGGCTGGCCGATCTCATCGACAAGCCCCCACTCCTTGGCCTCGGTCGCGTTAAGCCAAGTTTCATCGGCCATTGCTTGGGAAAGCTCATCACGCGAACGCTTTCCGCCGCTGCGGGCGACGTAAGCCGACAAAAGAATGTCGTCGAACTTGTCGAGCACGGCGGCGGAATTTCGCATTTCGTCGGCGTTGCCGATGGCGTAAGACCAAGCCTTATGAATCATCACCATGCCGTTTTCGGCGATTTCGATCTTGTCGCCAGCCAGCATGATGTAACTTGCAGCCGATGCGGCCAGCCCATCAATCTTGACTAGCGTTTCTCCGCTGCGGCGGGCGATAGCGTTGTAAATCGCCTGGGCCTCGGTCACGCTTCCTCCTGGTGAGTTGATGCGGACGGTTAGCGGCTTGTCGTCGCCGATTTTCGCAAGCTCATCGACGATTCCCTTTGCGGAAACCATGCCGAGCCATTCGGGGCCGATGTCGTCGTAAATTAGCACTTCGTGCATACGTCACCTTCGTAAATGTAGGGTTTAGGAGCTTTTGATTTGTCGATTTTTTTTAGAATCCGTCGAAGCCTTGACGCCTCTTTGTGCCACTTCCTTGCGCGCTTCTTCTGCATGTCCAGCTTGGCTTGATAGTCGGATCGCGAAAGCGTTTTCGCATCGGCAATGCTGTCAATAAGTGCATTAAGCCGAAGAACCTCCTTTCTTAGGTCGTGACATTCTTCCTGTAGTGCTTGGTGCTCTGGCGATATGTAGGCCATTCCCTATTCTCCTGCACATGCCGCCGCCATGTCGTCAAGCCGTTTATCCCAGGCGGCGGCGGCCTGATTCACGGCGTCAAAAAGCTCTTGATTGGTTTTTGCTTGTCCGGCGATATGGAGCATGATTTCCTGCATCTCTTCGCAATGGGCAGCGGCCAGCCAGCTAGGCCCTTCAATTTCTTCCACAGCTTCGGCCAATCGTGCCGAGTGCTTGCCGTAGAAGTCGGCCACGCATCCGCAAAAGTCCGTGGCACGGTTTGCCATCTCGGCAATGCGGCGTTTCTCCATTGCAACCAGTGGGCGGAGCTTGGCGGTTGCCATCCGCTTTAGGCGTGCCGTTGCCTGCTGCTGTGCGTCTTGCTGTTGGTCGCTGGGCGGCTGACTGTTAGGCGAACTGGTAGCCGGATTGCCGTAAACGTCGCCGCCCTCGCGCGGGGCTAGTCCTAATTCATTGCGGGCATCGTTCGGGCTGTAGATAGTGGCCGAGACTCCCTTTACCAGAAGTTCCATAAACGCCGCTGCATCGGGGCGAATCAATAGATCGGTGTCAAACTCAAAGTAGTGCGTCTCGCGCTCCTGCTCCGTGCGTGTCAGCAACTTGGCGTTGCACTCTGCCTCCCAGATGCGGAGCCACGGGCCAAGCGTGTGGATGAGATACGCCTTGCTCTGCTGCTCCAAGCTGTTGTAGCTCTGTGAATCGCTAACACCTGGAACAACGCCCATGCCCCAGATTCGCATCTGCTCGCGGTTGTAGAAGTCGCGGGATTCAATGACCTGGTTATCCTTGAACGGCTGGGAGATTGGGCTGGCCTTGATGCCCTCCCGCAGAAGTCCAACACGCCCGGCGTTATCAACGCCCGCGTGCCGCTCGTTGAAACTTCGCAAAAACTCCTCCGCCTGCTCTTGGGTTCTGAACGCGCCGGGCGGTGCTTCCAGAACAAGCGACGGGCGACCGTTGTTATTTAGAAACTTGGCTTGAAAGGTTTGCATCCCCTGATTCGTTCCAATCGTCGAGCGGAACAGATCGGGAACGCTCATCCCCTCGGCGGAGTCGATGCTGGCGCCGTGAATGTGGAGGATGTCTTTATCGGGCAGCGGGATAACCGGCTTGCCATCCTCGGGGTAGTACAGGTGCCACTTCTGCCGCCCGCTCCAGGCGATCCGGCCCTCTCCGTCCGATGGGCCGATAAAGATGGTCCGCATCTTGCGAGAGTCGAGCGGGATAAGTTCTGCCGGTTCCTGTCGCCCGGTGCGAACGATGAACGCTCGCCCGTTGCCAACCGCCAGGGCGTGAAGCTGAATAGATTTCCGCTGGTGGTAGGGGTTGGTTGCCGCTCCCGGCTGCGTCCGCATAATCTTGCCGGCTGGGTGCTTGCGATCCTCCGTGTCGCCGCCTTCCTCGTTTCGCATCATCACGCGCAACGGCAACTGTGCAACGTCGTTGCTAATGCGATTGATTTGAAAGAACGCCGCAGGCTGGGCAAGCACGACCTCGGGAGTAACCGCAACGCCTGCAACGTCGCGACCACCACCAAAGATATCAATCAGCCATTGCGGAGGATTGGCGAAGGTGCCGGATTCGGCGTGAACCGGGAACAAACCGCCGCTGTAGTCAACTTGTGGCACGTCTTAACCTCCGATAAATAGATTGCCTGCGGCTTGCTTCTCGGCAAACAGAACTTCCGAAAACGCCATGATGCTGGCCACCATGCCGTCTATTTTCCACTGTTTGCCGCTCTTGTTCGGCATCACCAAACCAGCGGTATTCGGCTTGTATTCGAGGTTCCCGGCTTGCCACGCCAGAACAGGGTCCGCACCGTGGCGGATGTTTCCCTCTCGCAATTCACGCCCGAAGCGTACACATGGCTCGTTATATTTGCCGTGAGCCTGCTTAAACTCAAACATAACCACGCCGTTTTCCGTCAAACGCTGGGCTAAATCGCGGGCGAAATGCGGGTCAAAAGCCCACGTATCCACGCGGTAGCGGTCGTGCCACGCCATTATTTCGGATTCAATCTCGGCAAAATCAATCTGATCTCCGCTGTGGCATTCGAGCAAACCACGCTGAATCCACGATGCGAACGGCTGTGCCATCACGTTTAGGCGTCCATCTCTCGCGCACCACGCCTTGGTCTTAAGTTGATAGGTTGTCTTGCCGCCTTCGATGACCGGGAAAACCAAGGCAATCGCCGCCCAGTCGTCGCTCCGCCCCAGGTCGATTCCGCCGTGGCAATAGTCGCCGTCGCCGAACGTGCAAACGCCATCGCCTTTAGCCCAGTCCTCGGGGGAAAATTCCCGCTGGCTGCTGCTTACCGAAC